TTAAATCACTTTTTACGAAGCTTTGCTTTGATATCCTCGAGTCCGGGTTTGACGTACGGTTTGGATTCCGGTACCGGTACAGCTTCAGTGGGTTTCTTATCCCATCCATGGCTGCTTCTAAGAGCGGAGATTCTTTTCCGTATATTATTGGTTTTTTCATAGATAGATTCTACCTCTTTTTGACGCTGTTCCATCTTATTCTTGTGGTCAGTCATCCGCCACCAATTAATAGCTTTTTTAAGGATACATTTCATATTCATGACCTAAGCCGTCAAAACGATAGGCTAGAGTGTAATACAAAGCATCAATGGCTTGATACAATTGTTCTAGAGTGCCATTATTATCAATAACATAATCAGTCATCCATGGTTCTAGACTCATAGACGACTTATCTTCAGGTGGAAGATGGTCTGAGCGATCTACCCAAATAGCACAATCAATCAAGCCAGCATTCTTGATACCATGGAATTCACGTTTATTACGAAGACCTGCATAGATGTCAGAAATCTCAAAGATCTCACGGCCAATGGTAGCAGGATCGTCTTTACAGCGTGCAGCAATAAGATCATACCATTCTGATCTATGGTTACCACGATCTTCAAAACATTCTTGTACAGTCTTATAACCATATAGTGGTGCCAATACAGGAAATACAGTATGCTCTGCATTATGCATACTTGAAGATGCAAACTGCAATCCGTATTTTGATTCAAAGTATTCTGCTACAGTATCTTTACCGTGTCGAGCATGTCCGACAATCAATAGTTTCATTATTAGTCTTTCTTATAAAAAATGTGAGCGCCAATTTTAGTTACTTCAGTATAAGCATTTGCCCACGAAGGATTTACGTAGTCAGCGTGGTAAAACACTGCACCGTGTACAAAGTCATCTTCTTCATTTTTATATACCCTTTCAGCAATATCTTTGGCAATTTCCCACTGCTCGGTTTCTTTTGGAGTATGGTCTTTAATCGTATGGGTCCAGCTAAATTGCTTACGCTGATATACTACTTTACATACATTATTTGGCCAGCTTTTATGCGCTACACGGTTCATCGTAACCTGTGCAACTGCGATTTGGCCAGCAATTGGTTCACCACGTGCTTCGTGGTAGATGTTAAGCGCGAGGCAGGTTTTATCCTTTACTGCCTTGGCCTTTGCTTCTTCTGATGTACAGCCTATAATAAAACCAACTACTATAGCTACTGTCATCATAAATGATAGTGCGTTAGTGATTTTCATTGTTCTGCCTCATTAATTATTACATTATTACAACTGTTATACCATATATGAAAAGGAGTGTAAACAACTATTTTCGCTTAATCTAGTTTTTTTATGCCAAGGGCCCAGTTCTCTGCAGCATCCTCGACATACCGCAAAGATTTGTTAGGGAAATCCTCTGTAAAAAACATTCTACCGTTATCATCAAAGTACTTGATATAGGTCATTTCTTCTTTTAAATCCATATGGACTTCACAATGACCTCGGCCAGGAGGATCAGCATAATACGTTGAGATTTTTCTATTCATCATGTACAAATTCCTCTACCATTGGGAAGATCTTAGCGATTGCCTTAGCAACTTCACGCGCAACTTCAATGTGTTCTTTCTGTGTTCCGTTACCTGAGCGTAGTTCAATGTAATGAACCCAAGAACGAAGTGTTCCATTCATATACACCTTGCTTACAGTATTGCCTTCAGGAAGAACACAACGTGCCTGTTCTTTTGCAATACCATTCATAATTGCCCATTGATACGCTAGTTTTGCTTCATGAATAATCTGGGTTTGTTTCATTACCCAAGCTTTTTGCAATTCAAGATCGTCACTTTCAATACTATTCTGACGATTCTTCGGATCTTGTAGACGCGCTTCTCTTAGAACAAAGGAAACATCAAGGTCGTTAGGATCGGCGTAGCGCTGGCTAAATTCCTGAAAGTAGAAGCTTCTGTGTCGGAGGATTTGCCGCGCGATGTCCCGCGTTGTGTCGATCCCGATTGTGGCGTTGCACATTTCGAGTGGTGACCAGTGTTTGTGCTTGACGAGATATCGGACAAGTCTTTCTCCGGTGTCTTTGTTGAACTGGTTAGCTGGGTTAGATACTCTGGCACAGTAGGCAATAAGCTCGAGTGCGTCATTGAAGTGCTCCTTAAATTCTTCTGCTGGTGCTGGTTGCACAACCAAATAGGCTTTCATAGCCTCATTTGCAAATTTCATATTATTCTCCCAGCGAAAGAAGAGGATTACGAGCGCCTTTCATTTCAGACCCGCCTTGAATGTATTTCACATAGGCCTTACCGCTAACTTTATATTTAATAAACCTACGATTGGTTTCCTCTTTGTTAGGATTTTCGAGGGTAATAGTAATATCTTTACCCTTTGCAAGTGCATCGAGCTTCCGAAGCATTTTGTCTGCGTTTGTTACGCCTTGACTGCCGTATCCAATGGATGAACGACGCTCACCCTTTGATACGTTGCCAGTGCTCTGTCTTTTCTTTCCCATAATATTCTCCTAGAATTTAAAGTCTTCAAATTTTTTCTGATCTTCACCCTGATTGGTTCGATCAAACATTGGTGTGTCTTTCATTAAGTTTTGGCTAGTATCATCAGCATCAAACAATCTCATCTTAGATCTATCAATACCAACAACAAAGCGTTTGTTTTTATTTGGGTCGTTGTATCTATTCTTCAATTGTTTGACCATAATCTGGCCTTGTGCATCTAACTCTTCGCTGGATACCAAAGCGAACATTAGGTCTGCGGTAGCGGGTAGTCCAAAAGACTCGGAGGTATCTTCAAGCCCAGGATCCGAACTAGAATAACCAGTACGAGTCGTTTGGGTTGCAGAGACGATCGGTAAGTCGAATTCGACGGCAAGGCCACGTAGTTCTTCAGCAATGGCTTTAATGTATGCATAGCTGTTTACTGATCCTCCCATTTTCATTCTTGCTGATGCACAGATATTAAGATAATCTACAAAGATAATATCTGGAACAAAGGCTTTTTTAAGTTTCAATTCATTCAACAATGCTCTGAAGTGATTAGCATTAGCCGAACCGGTTGGATACTCTTTAACAATAAGTTTACCATTAGTTTTAGTCTTAAGACTGTTTACACGATCTTTAAACATCTGCTCATCCATACTATCAATTTGTTCGATAGGAATGTCAAGCAAGTTGGCGTCGATACGTTCAGCTACACGTTCTTCACTCATCTCCATGGATATATATAGAACATTTCTGCCTTCATTCAAGGCTGCAGCTGCAACATGGCACATAAACAGAGACTTACCTACGCCAGTGCCAGCAAGAGCAATGTTCAGTGATTTATTAGCAAGGCCGCCTTTAGTAATTAGATTGAAATATTCGATATCAAATGGGATCTTTTCTTCCTGTGAATGATAAAATTCATATCGTTCATTAACATTCTCAAGATAGTCATGACCAATATTTGTATCAAATGTAACCGCCAAAGCTTTTTGTAGGATATCAGGCAAAGCATTTTTTGTGAGGGTCTTATGCTTACCATCAATAATGCTAATAGACTCCATAACAGCATTGAATAGTGCACGATCTTGACACCACTTCTCTGTTTTATTATAAAGCCATTCATCATCAATATCTTCAATCTTAAAGATTTCTGGGATGATTTCTACTGCATGACGATAGTGCTCATCAGACATAGTTTGATTATCATCAAGTTCAATCTTAAATGCTTCAGCTGTAGGCAGTTTATTATACTTGGCAACAAACTTGGCTACTTCACGAAATAGTTGTTGATATACTCCTTCAAAATATTCGGGTTGGATGAAAGGGAGTACACGCCTCATATACTCATCATTCACCAATAGGTTTCTTAGAACAGTTTGTTCTATGTTTGCATTAATCAAAGTTCACCCTTTTCTCGCATTGCAGCACGGATCTTAGTTGCTGAGATACTATGTGTCTCTTCTCCAAGATCGTGTTGCGTGAATGTGTAACCAACACCTCGACCGTAGCTAATGTCTACGATGTTTGGTACTTTCATAATAACATATTCAGAGCCCGGTGTAAACCCCTCTTCTCGCAATCCATCTTCAATAGCATCA